GAAAGACCGCCGATCCGTTGGGTGTAATGACTTTACTTAGGTACGGTGGTATTATAGTGAAAGATAAATTGGTACGGTTTACGTCGATAGCGTACGATTACAAGTATACTATTGCTTCAGTGTTAGCGGGAGCGTACTTGCTTAAACAGGTTGTTGAGAAAACTTTGTCGATTTTTGATCGTGAAGACAAGTCTGAAACTGAAATACGAGCTCAGGGTCAGGACACTATGGGTGAAAGCGTCATGCGTAAGATTATGTTTAAGAATTATTATTCAATAACATATGACGATGACGTTTTGCTTGGCTACGGCTTTTTTTTGAGAGACAAAGTCTTTATTTATCCTTATCATTTTAATGAAACGATGGATAATCTTGAAGTTTATAAAAGTGGTAAGGTCTTGTTGAAGCACATTGGTTCCGAGAGGAAGTTTGAGTTGTCTAGGGAAAAATTTAGACCTAGCGTAGTTGATAAAAAGAATGACACATGTTCGGTCATTTTGCCAGACGTTCCTAATCACAGTCACATAACAACATTGATAGTGTCAAGAGAGGATGTAACGAAGTTTGCCAGAGGTAAGGCGATATTCGTTGATTTAGGGAAAACGTATCCGAGACAAGCGGTTATACCATACCGCATTTGTCCAGGAATTCCGTATTCCGCTTCGGTCAACACGTATTGTCCGCCAAGGATAGCTTGGTATGATTATGATACGCAAACTGGCATGTGCGGCTTACCAGTGTTTATAGAGAATACTGCATTGCGTTCTGCGAGATTTTTAGGAATTCACGTCGCTGGTGGAGGTGCCGCTGGGTGTTGCACCATTCTTAGCGATTCTGTGATATTTAAGAGCCAATCTGGTGAAGAACGTCGTACTATGGTTTTGTATAAAGAGTTAAGTAGGGCTCCAGGTACGAATAGGAACACTTCAATATCGAAGAGTCCCTTATATGGTAAATGGGGTCCAGCAAAAACAAAACCATGTCATTTGCGTAAGTTTACGAGTAG